GAATTACAAAATACCTTGATAAATAAGTTATAATTGCTGTAATTTTGTGCCTTTAGAGCGCGTTAGTCAAGGTTTTAAAGACGTTAGTATGACTTTTCAGAGACATCCTCTGACAAGTGACATATTAGCGCTTAAAAATGAGTCTGCAATTGCTCGATCAGTGAGAAATATTGTTTTTACTGTTCCTGGAGAAAAACCTTTTGACGAAGATTTTGGATCTCAAATTAGTCAGGCACTTTTTGAAAATATAAATGATATTTCTGCCAATATTATAAAAAGTGAAATTCAAAGTTCACTCAAAAGGTATGAACCAAGGGTTAATGTGAGAGAAGTTGAGGTAAATCCCAACTTTGATCAAAATGAATTTAATGTAACTATCGTTTATGAAATTATCGGAGCAGACGTTCCCCCACAAGAATTACAATTCGTCTTGCAATCAACAAGGTAAACAATGCCATTAGCTAATTTTACTAATCTGGACTTTAACCAGGTTAAAACAACACTCAGAGAATATTTAAAGGAAAACTCCAATTTCACGGATTATGATTTTGAGGGTTCTAACCTTTCATCAATACTTGATGTTCTGGCATATAATACCTACATCACTTCATACAACGCAAACATGGTTGCGAATGAAGTATTCATTGATAGTGCAACATTAAGAGAGAATGTTGTTTCATTAGCAAGAAATATTGGATATTTACCTAAATCAAGAAAAGCAGCAACTGGAGTCATTTCATTTTTTGTTGATACTACTAATGTAAGTCCAACTCCAGCAACTCTTACTCTTAAAAAGGGTCCTGTAGCAACATCACAAGGTGGATTTGGTAGTTCTTCGTTTGTATTTTCACTTCTAGAGGATATAACCGTTCCCGTAAATGATGGGATCGCAGAATTTAACAATATTTCAATTTTTGAAGGTAATTTACTGACAGCTAACTTTACTTATAGTGCAAGAAACCCAAATGCAAAGTTTATTTTAGATAACATTGGAATTGACACTGAATTATTGACTGTAACAGTTAAACCAAACGAATCGTCGTCTAGAAGTGTGAAATACAGTCGTCAAGATAGTTTATTTGAAGTAAAACCAGAATCGACTGTCTACTATCTACAAGAGGCAGATGATGAAAGATATGAAGTAATATTTGGTGATGGTCTTTTTGGAAGAAAACTTGAAGATAGCAATTATGTCAGTGTAGATTACATTGCATCAAGTGGTGATGCTGCAAATGGAGTTGGTCAATTTAGTTTTGCGGGAAGATTAGTTTTTTCAAGAAATAACCAAGAGTATGTTGTTACATCTGGCATCTCTCTAATAACAACTGGAATTAGTGCTAGGGGTGGTGAGGCTATTGAAGATGTAGAGTCAATTAAAAAGTTTGCACCGAGAATTTATGCCTCTCAAAACAGAGCATTGACCGCAAATGACTATGAATCTTTGATTCCAACCCAAATTTACCCAGAAACTGAGTCTATATCTGTTTTTGGAGGAGAAGAATTAGTTCCTCCTCAGTATGGAAAAGTTTTTATTAGTATTAAACCAAGATTTGGTGATTTTATTCCAAATCTCATCAAAGAAAATATTAAGAAGAAACTGAAGAAATATTCAGTAGCAGGGATTGTCCCAGAACTACTTGATCTTAAATATTTGTACGTTGAAGTTAGTAGTAAAGTTTATTACAATACAAACTTAGCACCTTCAGCAACTTTTGTTTCTAGTGTTGTTCAAAACAATGTTAACAGATACGCAGAATCAACAGAGTTAAATAAGTATGGTGCCAGATTAAAGTATAGTAAGCTACTCAAGTTAATTGATGATGGTCATGATTCCATAACTTCAAATATTACTACAATTGCAATTAGAAGAGACTTGAGAGTAACTTTAGATACATTTGTAGAGTATCAAATCGGATTTGGAAATGAATTCCATATTAAATCGATGAGTGGTTATAATATAAAATCAAGTGGATTTACAGTTGCCGGAATACAAGAAGTTGTATATGTTTCAGATATTCCAGATACAAACAGAAGAACTGGAACTCTCTTCTTCTTTACTTTACCAACTCCAGGATCGCAATCACCGAATATAGTAAGAAGAAACGTTGGATTTATTAATTATGAAAGTGGAGTCATTACAATTAATCCTGTAAATATAACAGGGGCAAAAACAAAAGATGGACAACCAATTTTAGAACTTTCTGCAATACCCCATTCAAATGATGTTATCGGATTACAGGATCTTTATTTGCAACTAGATACTAGTAGCAGTTTGTTTGAACCTGTTGTTGATGATGTTTCTTCTGGATTAGATCCTTCATCTTCTACGTATATTGTGTCTTCTAGTTACTCAAATGGCAACTTAGTCCGTTCTGGTGGACCTGACACAGCAATCGTGACTAGAGCATCTGGATCTAGAGTTACTACACAAACCTCAGGAGTTACTGGAGGCACAACAATTTCTACTAGTGGGGCATCAACAGGTTCTACAGGTTCATCAGGCGGATCCTCCGGTGGATCTGGTGGTGGATATTAATACTAAAACTAACTAACGAAGATAAATTCATAAAATGTCAGAAACTAGAGTACAGTTTAACACTATCGTATCTAATCAACTTCCTGCTTATGTAAGGGAGGATTATCCACTAATTTCTGATCTTTTAAAACAGTATTATCTTGGACAAGAATATCAAGGTGGTCCAGTTGATTTAATTCAAAATATTGACAGATATATTAAATTAGACAATACTACAAATTTATCCGAATCCGTTGTTCTACAAGGCGATCTTGACTTTGATGCAACAACGATTAATGTGGATCCATCAGAGTCTCCATCAGGAACTGTAGGATTTCCTGATTCGTATGGACTTTTAAAAATCGATGATGAGATAATAACTTATACCGGAAAAACTAATTTTTCTTTTACTGGATGCATAAGAGGTTTTGTTGGAATAACTTCTTACAGAAGTGAACTAAACAAAGAAGAAGTAGTATTCAATGAAAGTGATTCCGATGATCATCTTGATCAAGCAGTTATAACAAATTTAAGTTGTTTATTTTTAAAGCAATTTTTAACAAAATCAAAGTATCAATTTTTACCGGGTTTAGAAGGAAAGAATCTTAACTCTCAACTAAATCAAAATATATTTCTGAAACAATCTAAAGATTTTTACAGAAGCAAAGGAACTGATTTTTCTTTTGAAATTCTTTTTAGAGCACTATACAATGAAGAAGTAAGAATTGTAAAACCAAGAGATTTTTTAATCTCACCATCAAACGCTCAATATAGAATTGTCAATAGTTTAGTAGTAGAACCTATTGAGGGTGATCCAGAAAATTTAGAAAATGCAACTTTATATCAGAATGAATATAAATTTGGTGGAATAAACAAAGCATATGCACCTATTACTACTGTTGAAAAGATAGAAGTTGGATATGGAAAAACTTTCTATAAACTCAATATTGATGGTGGATACAATCGTGACATTATTGTAGATGGTGCAGTATATGGAGAATTCACTGTAGAACCATCTACGAGAGTAATAGGAAAAGTATCTTCAGGATCCACAGTTCTTGATGTTGACTCGACAGTTGGTTTTGGATCAACTGGAGAACTGTATTTCCGTTATCCAGATAATAGTGTAGGTGTATCTTCATACACTTCTAAGTCATTGACTCAGTTTTATGGTGTTACTGATATTGATGATGAAATTGCAGATGCCACATCTATTGGCATTAATACATTTGCATATGGAAGATCTAAACTAGATCAAGATGAAGTCATTGAAGTAAGAGTTAATTCTGTTTTAAGTTCTTTAAATATTCCATCCAACATCAACAATCTTTTGAAAGGTGGAAAGGTTAATGTAACTAATCTGGGAATTTCAGAAAATAATCTTAGAACAAGCAAATGGTTCTATAACGTTTCACCAACTTATAAAGTCAAAAACCTTGAATTAATAGATTCGTCAAACAGCACATATAAAGTAACTTTAAATGTACCTAATCAATTTAGATCTGGTGATAGTGCAGAAATTATTTTAAACAATGTAAGAAAAGAAACAAAAATTATATCTGTAAGTTCTGAGACTTCTTTTAATATAAGAGGTCAAGGTGCTCTAAATTTAGATGCAACATATACAATTCAGAGAAAAATTCAAAAAGTTTCCTCTGGAACTTATCCATTAGCACAAATATATTCTACTGATATTGATAATGTTTATAAGAATGAATCTGGAGATTATTTAATTTCTTCACCATCAATACCACATTATGATTCGCAACCATTAAATCCTGCTTCTAGGGAGTTTAAATTTTCTGGAACTTTCCTTGGAGATAGTTTTGAGATTTCTCCTGGAGTAGAGCATGGTTTCTATACCGGTGATGCAGTTTATTATGAAGCACAGTCAACAATNAAAACCACTGTTATCAATGAGAATGGAGATACAGTCACTGAAAAAGAAAGAGATACTGCATTATTTGATGATGGTCTTTATTTTGTAAAGAGAGTCAATGGTTCTACTGTTAAATTTGCAAAGAGTAGAAATGATATTTTCAATTCTAAATTTGTTTCTATAACTTTAACAACTGTAGCTAATAGTACTATTAGACCTTTTGAGTTTAATGGAAAAACACTAGAACCACAAAAAGTTTTAAGAAAAATATCAGAACCTATTAATGATGGAACTTTAACGAAAACAGAACCAGGATTGACTGGAATGTTTGTTAATGGTGTTGAACTCTTAAATTATAAAGGAAAAGATACTATAAAATATGGAAAAATTGAAACGATAGACATTTTATCAGAGGGAACAAATATTGATACAATAAATGTTCCTAATGTAATTATTTCCGACTCCGTTGGGACTGGTGCTACTGGTCATGTTGCTATCTCTGGATCTCTTAGAGAAGTAAGAATTATAGATCCAGGATTTGATTACTTGAACACACCAACTATTAAACTTGATGGTGGTAATGGTTCTGGTGCCGTTGCTCAAGTTAGCATGAAAAAAATTGATCATGAAGTTGAGTTCTTTGCAGATCTGTCTTCTGCAGGAGTAACAACTGGCACTTCATCATCTCAATCTACAATCGGATTTTCTACATATCATAAATTTAGAAATGCTGAGCAAGTAGTTTATAAAACAAAAAATCAAAGTGCAGTTGTTGGAATAGTTACGGACTCTGTATATTTTGCATCCATTGTTGATAATTCTACTGTAAAATTACATCCTACTCAGGCAGATGCTATATCGGGTATTAACACGGTATATTTAACTGATCATGGTGTTGGTAAGCATTCTTTACAATCGGTAAATAAAAAATCTGTAGTTAGTGCAGTTAATATTGTCAGTGGTGGTTCTGGTTATGAAAATAAAAAGAGAACTGCACAAGTTACTGGCATTAATACGGCTTCTAATTTAATTACGATTGTAGACCACGATTACAAAACTGGAGAAAAAGTAAAATATACTTGCACAGGGACTCCAATCTCAGGATTGTCTGTGGATACTGAGTATTTTGTAACTGCAGTTGATAAAAACTCATTTCACCTTTCCCAAGTAGGAGTTTCATCTGATAGAGAATTTTATACTAGAACAAAACAATATGTTAATATGACTTCTGTGGGTGTAGGAACTCACATCTTTAACTACCCAGATATTACACTTACGTTATCAGGTAATGTAGGAATTTCTTCTATCGGAACAGAAACATTTAAAGGATCTTTCCAACCAATCGTAAGAGGAACAGTAACTTCCGTACACTTAGAGAATGGTGGTGTTGGATATGGATCTTCTGAAATTCTAAATTTAGATAGACAACCAACCATTGAACTTCAGTCAGGAGTTGATTGTCAATTAACTCCAATCGTTGTTAATGGTAGAATAGTTGAGGTTATCATTCAAACTGCCGGTAATAGATATATATCTGCACCAGATTTGGTTGTAGAGGGTGATGGAGTAGGTGCTGTTTTAGTCCCTGTCTTAGAAAATGGATCAGTAATTGATGTCAAGATTGTTGAACCTGGTGCTGGATATTCGGACGATTTTGGTACAACAACCATTGATGTTATACCAGCTGGATCAAGAGAGATATTGCCTGTATTCAAAGCAAATGTACAAAATTGGAGAGTAAATTTATTTGAAAAATATTCAACATATTTTTCACAAGATGATGGAGTAATTACATCTGGTTTGAAGTCAGATGATTTTGGACTTCAATATACTCACTTATATGCACCAAGAAAACTTAGAGAAACTGTTTTTGCCACTGATCAAAATGGTAATACTTTATATGGTGAGAAAGATTTAAGAAAAGTTAATAGTATTGAAGTTCAATCTACAAGACACTCTCCTATTCTGGGATTTGCTTACGATGGCCATCCAATATATGGTCCATACGCATTTTCTAATTTAAATGGTGGCACTATTGCCCAGATGAGATCTGGATATTCTATTGATCTTAAAGATAATAGACCACCAACTTCTATTTTCCCAGAAGGATTTTTTGTTGAGGACTATACACATAAAGAAGTTTCTGATAG